GCAAAGTTTAATATAAACAATAGAACAAAACATGATGCTGCAATAAGTTCTGGCCTTGCCGTAATGGCTTGCAATAGACATTTGTATCAGCCCAAACAACTGAGACAAACTAAAACATTAGATTTTGGTTTTAAAAAATATAATAACAAAGGAAATATTTCAAAAATAATAAAATAGATGTTAAACACAGTACCCAGAGGAGTATTCCCAAGCCAAGCAGTTTCCAATGCACAGAAAGCAGGAGAGCAGTATGGTTTAGAAGTTGCAAAGGCAGTTGAATCAGAATGGTTTAAAAGAGATTCTGGCACAGCTAGGTATTACGCTAATAGAGATAACTTTCACCGTTTAAGATTATATGCTAGAGGTGAACAGTCAATACAAAAATATAAAGATGAATTATCTATTAACGGTGATTTATCATATCTTAATTTAGATTGGAAGCCAGTTCCTATAATACCAAAATTTGTAGATATTGTAGTAAATGGTATTAGCGAAAGAACATACGATATAAAAGCGTATTCACAAGATCCAGCTTCAATACAAAAAAGAACTGCTTACGTTGAATCTTTATTAAAAGATATGCGTACAGTTAATTTTGCTGATTCGGTAATGGAAGAATTAGGAATAAATATATTTGAAAATGATCCAGATTCATTACCTGAGAATGAAGAAGAGCTAGAGCTACATATGCAGCTAGATTACAAAGACTCTATAGAAATAGCGGAAGAAGAAGCAATTAATAATGTACTTGATCATAATAAATATGATTTAATAAAGAAAAGATTAGATTATGATTTAGCTGTTTGTGGTATAGCTTCAGTTAAAAATGATTATACAACATCCGAAGGTATTAACGTGAAATATGTTGATCCTGCTGATATAGTTTATTCTTATACTGAATCACCATATTTTGATGATATATATTATGTAGGTGAAATAAGAAGAGTATCAATTGTTGAATTGAAAAAACAATACCCTAATTTAACCCCTGAAGATATTGCTAAAATTGAAGGGCAAGGTAGCAATACAAAATTATATAATAAAGCTTATGCGGCACAAGACGCTGAGGATAGTAATTATGTTTATGTGTTATATTTTGAATATAAAACATATCAAGATCAAGTTCATAAAATAAAAGAAACTTCAACAGGTGCATCGAAAGCAATTAAAAAAGATGATAGTTTTAACCCACCTAAAGATTCAAGAGCTAGATTTGAAAAACAAAGTAGAACTATTGAAGTAATATATGAGGGAGCTAAAATAATCGGGAGCGACAAATTGCTTAAATGGCAGTTAGCTGAAAACATGACAAGACCTAAGTCTAATACTGTTAAAGCTCAGTTTAGCTATAATATTGTTGCACCAAGAATGTATAAGGGTAAAGTTGAATCGCTTGTTAGTAGAATGACTACATTTGCTGATATGATTCAATTAACTCATTTAAAGTTACAACAAGTGCTATCAAGAATGGTGCCAGATGGTGTTTATTTAGATGCAGATGGAATTGCTGAAATAGATTTAGGTAACGGTACAAATTATAATCCACAAGAGGCATTGAATATGTATTTCCAAACGGGTTCTGTTATTGGGAGATCAATGACTAGTGAAGGTGAATTTAATAATGGTAAAGTGCCAGTACAAGAATTACAGTCTTCTGGATCAAATGCTAAAATAGCTAGTTTAATAAATTCATATAATTATTATTTGCAAATGATAAGAGATGTGACCGGATTAAATGAAGCAAGAGATGGCTCAACACCAGATAAAAACGCATTAGTAGGTTTACAAAAACTTGCAGCTGCTAATTCTAATACAGCAACAAGACATATATTGCAAGCAGGTTTATTCCTTACTTTGAAAACGGCTGAAGCAATATCGCTTAGAATTTCAGATGTACTAGAGTATGGGCCAACTAAAAAATCATTTATACAAGCTATAGGTAAATTTAATGTAGCAGCATTAAATGATATGAAAAAACTGTCGCTTCATGATTTTGGTATATTTTTAGAGCTATCACCTGATGAGGAAGAGAAACAATTGTTAGAAAACAATATACAAATGTCTTTATCTAAAGATCAAATTAACTTAGAAGACGCTATTGACATACGTGAGATTAAAAATCTTAAACTTGCAAACCAATTATTAAAAATAAGAAGAAAAAGAAAATTTGATCAAGATAGAGCTTTACAACAAGAAAATATTCAAATGCAATCTGAGTCTAATGCCCAATCAGCACAAGCAGCTGCACAGGCTGATGTTCAAAAACAACAAGCTATTACAGAGAGCAAAGCTCAACTAGCACAAGTAGAAGCGCAATTAGATACGCAAAAGTTAGAAAAAGAGGCTGAATTAAAGCTGTTATTAATGCAAAAAGAATTTGAAATGAATATGCAGCTTAAAGGTGCAGAAATACAAGTGATTAAAGATAAAGAAGCTTATAAAGAAGATAGAAAAGATGAAAGAACAAAAATACAAGCATCTCAACAATCTGAACTTATACAGCAAAGAAAAAATAATACTCCGCCAAAAAGTTTTGAATCAGCAGGATTTGATAACTTAGGAGGATTTGGATTAGAGCAGTTTGATCCTAAATAAAAACTGCTAACATATTTTATACAATTTTATAATGGAAGAAAATAAAGACGTCGTAGTTGACGAAACACCAACTGCTGCAGAAAAGGAAGAACAAGTACTTGAAGCAGCCGGACAAGATACAGGTAAGGCCAAAGATGGTACTTACAAAGTGGATTTAAGTAAACCACCTAAAACAGAAACAGATGCCGTTCAAGAACAAAGCGCAGATGAAAGCGTGCCAAGCGGAAGCAGCACGGATGAAAAAACTAGGGAAGAAACCGAAGTGGAATTGCAAGAAGTACAGCAAGAAGAAAATCAATTAACTTTAGAAGAGGTAATTGAAGAAGAAACTAAAGAAGAACCCAAAGAAGATCCTGTACAGGAACTTAAAGAAGAAATAGAAGACGCTGTGCAAGAATCGCAAGATACGGCTACAGCATTACCAGAAAACATTCAAAAAGTTGTAGACTTCATGAATGAGACTGGTGGAACGTTAGAAGATTATGTAAAACTTAATCAAGATTATTCTAACATCGATGATTCAACTCTTTTATACGAATATTATTCTCAAACTAAAGGCCATCTTACTAAAGATGAAATAGATTTTTTAATTGAAGATAAGTTCGTATCAGACGACGAAGTTGATGATCCAAAAGATATTAAACGTAAGCAATTAGCTTACAAAGAAGAAATTGCAAAAGCTAAAGGCTATTTGGAAGGATTAAAGGGCAAGTACTACGAAGAAGTCAAGTTGGGTTCTAAGTTAACCAGCGATCAACAAAAAGCAATTGAGTTTTTCAATAATTACAACTCTGAGCAATCAGAACAGCAAGTTTTGCAGGAAAAGCAGACTACTCATTTTAACAATGAATCTAAAAAAGTTTTTAACGAAGAATTCAAAGGTTTTGAATTTAAAGTTGCAGACAAAAAATATAGATTTAATGTAAAAGATAAGCAGCAAGTTTTAGATAAGCAGTCAAACATTTTAAACGTATTAGATAAGTATATTAATAATGATAATATGTTACAAGATGCCACTGGTTATCATAAAGCTCTTTTCGTTGCAGACAACGCAGACGCAGTTGCAAACCATTTTTATGAACAAGGTAAAGCTGACGCAATTAAACAGTTAAACGCGGAATCAAAAAATATTAATATGGATCCTCGTAAAGCTGGCACAGTAGAAGCCGAAGGCATAAAAGTAAGAGCAATTACTGGTGATGATAGTTCAAAGTTAAAAATTAAACTTAGACAATAATCAATAAAAATTAAAACAAAATGGCAGTAATGACTTTTGCGGCAGGTACTAACTTAAACGCTGTACCAGCGCCGGTAAAACAAACATTAAGTTCGAACTACCTTTCATTTACAGGTGGTTCTAACGACTGGAGTCAGCAATACTTACCAGAATTATATGAAGCTGAAGTTGAAAGATATGGAGACAGATCTATCGCAAGCTTCTTAAGAATGGTTGGTGCTGAAATGCCTATGACTTCTGATCAAGTAGTTTGGTCTGAACAAGGTAGACTTCATTTAGCATATACAGGAGCTTTAGTAGCATCAACAGGTGTTATTACAATAGATGCTGGACATGCAATTAGAGTAGGTCAAACAATCGTAGTATCTGATGGGACTACAACAGTTAAAGCATACGTTGACGCTGTTGGATCAACAACAATTGATGCTAACAGATATGACAAAGCTCTATTTAGCACAGATACTGACTTTTCAGATGGTTCTGTAGAATTATTCGTATTTGGTTCTGAATTTGCAAAAGGGACTAATGGTATGAATGAA